TGAAAAGCATACAATTTGGTAAACTCAAAGAAAGATTCGAAAGAGGACTAATTAAAACAGAGGCAGATATGGAAACTGGTGCATGCACTTATCCAGTAAGATTAGAAGATGCTAGTAAAATTATAGTCAACAATGGGATTACAGAAATAACTCATGCTCCTGCTGGGTGCTTGTTAATTAAACGTTCAGTGTTTGAAAAACTAATCAAAACATATCCTGATAGAAAAATAAAACAAACATCTATAATAAATGGTAAAAGTGAAGAAAAAAATAATTACTATAATTTTTTTGACACTGTTCATGATAAGGCGACACAAACTTACATGGGTGAAGACTTTGGTTTTTGTAAACTTTGGAAAGAAGTAAATGGTAAAATATTTGCTGTTGTAGATGAATATATAATGCATGTGGGAGAGCACCAATATATTGGTAGATACATGGATGAGTTTATAAAACATGACTAAGTTATATGTAACCTCTCCAACTACTGGTCTTGTAGATATACACTACATGAAATCTATTTTTTCTTTACAAGCAGAGTGTCATAAAAGAAAAACTGGTATTACTTTACATTTACATAAAAGTTCTATTGTAACATTTGGTAGAAATGGTTGCACTGCAGGGTTTCTAAGTTCAGACTGTACCCACATGTTATTTGTAGATACTGATATACAATTCAACGAACAAGATATATTTAAGATGGTTGAAGCTGATGAAGAAGTTACTTTAATACCATATCCTATGAAGTGGATGGATTGGAAAAAGTCTAAAGAACTATTCGATAAACATAAGATACCTGTAAATAAGGGAGGGTATCACTTTCCTATTAAAGTAATGGATGAAGATAATTTTGAAAGTGTCAATGGTTGGATGGAAATAAAACGAGGGCCTGCTGGTTGTATGTTAATCAAAAGAGAAGCTTTTGAACGTATGATTAAATACTATCCAGAGCTTAAAGTAAGACAGAATCATT